CCACAATGAAAGCAGTGGAAATAATGAGGGGCAATCTCGGATCATCACCAGGCAGAGCCATGTGGACTAGAGTAGTAGGTGGTCCGTCAGGTGGCGGACTTGGTGGCGGTGGAAAAGAAGCTCCTCCAAAATATAAACCAGGTGAATTTGAAGATTGGAAAAAAGGCCCCACTGCTTCTGCGGCATCAAGTGAACTCAAATCAGGTGCCGCGGCTGCTGAAAAGGCAGCTGAAAAAGGAGCCATGGCTGCTGGCAAAGACATGATAGGAAAAACTCTTGGAAAATTGTTGCCTGGAGCTGGACTGGCGTTTGGGGCTTATGATGCTTATGAGAGATTCAAAACTGGTGACATACTGGGTGGCGGTTTATCTGCAGCATCTGGTGCGGCCAGTTTGATACCAGGTTTTGGAATAGCTGCAGCATTGGCATTGGATGCGGTCAATATTGGACGTGATTTGGTTAAAAGCACAGTGGAAAAAACCAAAGTCGAAGACAACAAACCGCCTGATTTAATTCCTCCTACTCCTGCAGGCACTGACCCAGCAGAAAAAGTCAGCAGGCAACTAGAATTGTTAAATAATCATATGGTAGATATAAAGAGTTACATGGTACAAACAGCTACTAACACACGCAGAACCGCAACTGAACTGTACAAAATTCATGGCGATGTGTGGCCAACCCCTTAAGAGATTATAATATATGAGCTGGAAAAAATACTTTACTCCTGTTAGTACAACTGGAAAATTAAGTCCTATTAGTGGTATAGGTAGTGGAAACGCGAGTCCTGCTCGTTCAAACTACTCCAGTTATCTGCCTGATGTTTATGCCGGTCATCCCAACCGGTTAGAGCGCTATGGCCAATACGATACCATGGACACTGACTCAGAAGTCAATGCTGCCTTGGATATCTTGGCAGAGTTTTGTACACAAACCAACGAAGAAAATCGTACACCATTCCAGGTATTTTTCAAAGAACAAGCCACTAACACTGAAATCAAAATTATCAGCAAATATCTACAACAGTGGACCAAATTAAACAAGTTTGAAAAACGCATTTTTAAAATTGTTCGAAACGCATTCAAGTATGGTGATGTATTTTTTGTGCGTGATCCAGAAACACAATCATGGATGTACATCGACCCACAAAAATTAGACAAGATCATTGTCAATGAATCAGATGGTAAAAAGCCTGAACAGTACATGATTCGTGATTTTAATCCAAATTTAGAAACATTGGCCACAACAGCTATTCAACCTAGTAATGTTCAAGGTGGCGGAAGCCAGTTTGGTAGTAGTTACGGAACTGGACAAGGCGGAGCAGGTGGATCAAGGGGTATGGTTGGAAGTTTTCCAACTAGCACCAGCGGAAGTCGTTTTACACAAAATCAAAACCAATATGCTATTGATGCCAGACATGTGATACATATCTCCATGAGCGAAGGCATTGACAGTAACTATCCATTTGGCAACAGTCTGTTAGAAAGTATTTTTAAAGTATTTAAACAAAAAGAATTGTTAGAAGATGCGATTATTATCTATCGTGTACAACGTGCTCCAGAGCGTAGGGTGTTTTATATTGACGTGGGCAACATGCCTAGCCATTTGGCCATGGGCTTTGTTGAACGTGTTAAAAATGAAGTAAACCAACGTCGTATTCCTAGTGTCACAGGTGGTAGTCAAACAGTAATTGACAGTAGCTATAATCCGTTGAGCATCAACGAAGATTACTTTTTTCCGCAGACTGCTGAAGGCCGTGGCAGCAAGGTTGAAATTTTACCAGGCGGAACAAACTTAGGAGAAATTGATGACCTTAAGTACTTTACTAATAAACTTTTTAGAGCTTTGCGTATTCCTAGTAGCTATCTACCTACTGGTCCGGATGATGGAGGATCGAACTTCAATGACGGACGAGTCGGGACAGCCTATATACAAGAGCTACGGTTCAACAAATACTGCGAACGACTCCAATCATTAATGAACGAACAGTTTGACACCGAGTTCAAACTGTATCTACGCAACAAAGGCATTAACGTTGACAATAATATTTTTGATATTAAGTTCAATCCTCCACAAAACTTTGCTTCTTATCGTCAAGCAGAAATGGATACTGCCCGAGTAACTACATTCTCTAGCATGGTTGCTGTTCCTTTTATGAGCAAACGGTTTGCCATGAAACGTTTCTTAGGACTAACTTCTGAAGAAGTAGCAGAAAACGAACGTATGTGGAAAGAAGAAAATGTGGACTCTACTTCTGCACTTGGTGCTGGAGCCGAATTGCGAGGAGCTGGCATTACTGCCAACGGAATGAGTGGCGACTTAGATAGCCTAACCGGTGCTACAGAGCCGCCTCCTGAAGAGCCAGGAGCAGAACCTGGATCAGAACCTGGGTCTCCAGAACCAGCACCATCAGTATAAATATCCATATGCTATTACGTGAATTCATTTATTTTGATAATAAAAACGCTGATCCTCAGGTTGATGACCGATATCTAAGTCAAAATGACACAGATGTGTTAAAGTCATCAGACCTAAGAAAGACCAGATTAACATTAAAAATGTTAGGCGAAATACGCAGAGCTAGCGAAGCACACGATAGAGAACACGAAGAAGAAATGGGATTAGTCCGTAAAATGTATGCGGCTCCTCCTGCTGAAGCGGCTCCTCAATAACAGCTAAGATAAGTTTTTTAATCTAAATCTTAAATATTTTAGAAGAAATTTAAAAAAACTTAATCTTTTTTGCCTAAAACTGACTGTTTTTAGGCCATTTCCTATAAGTATTAGAGATGTGCTGTAAATACAGCTACAACCTTGCCTCTAAACCTTAAGGAGAAAATACGCAATGTCAACAAAATTTGAACAGTTGCTAGATTACCTGGTCAACGAAGAACATGAAAAAGCCAACGAGTTGTTTCATGAAATCGTAGTTGAAAAATCTAGATCAATTTACGAAAATCTAATCGCCGAAGAAGAAGACGAAGACATGGACGAGTCAGCTGATGACGAGGAAATGGACGAAGCTAAAGAAGAAGACGATGAAGAAATGGACGAATCTAAAGAAGAAGACATGGACGAGTCAGCTGATGACGAAGAAATGGACGAGTCTGAAGAAGAATTAGAAGATAGCTACATGATGGACGGCGAAGACGATGGTTTCGGTGGCGGCTCAGAAGGTGATGCCACCGACGAACTAGGTTCTGAAATTGGAGCTGAGCACGGTGAAGACGAATTTGAAAAGTCTGAAGATGACGCTATCATGGACATCAAAACAGCTATTCAAGAACTAGAAGCGGCCTTTGCTGAACTTGAGCAAGCTCAGGGATCTGAAGAGCACGCAATGGGCATGGACGGTGATGACGATCAAGATGATGACCAAGACGAAACAATGGGAATGCCCACAATGGAAAATCGTCGTGTAACTCGTGAGTACGTTGAGAAAGTTGGCAACGACTGGGACAAAAACAGTCAAAAAACTCAAGGTCAAATTGTCGGTAAAAATACCGGTGATTCAATGCCTACGGCCACAGAGCCAGCTACATTTAAGTGGGGCAACGGCAAGCCAACCAGCAGTGCCAGTGCTAAAAACTTAGATCAAGGCGCTACTGAAGGTCAACACAATACAGGTACAACACCAAACAAAGTAAACAAAGGCATCACTCCTGAAAAGGGTGAGCAGTACACAGGTAAAGATTGGGAAACCAATAGCGCACCTGGTGGCAAAGCCGGAGTTAAAAATCTAAGCAAAGTTGGTGATGCTAAAGGTCTAGCTGGTGCTACAAAGAACAATGGTTCTGAAGGTACCGCAGCCGGTGCAGGAACAGGTAACAGCAGTGTTAAAGGTTCTACAAACACCAAATCTATTGTAGACAAAAAGTTTTAATCAGAGATTATAGATGAAATATTCTTATCTAAGAGAAACACTGAGTTTTGATCAAGCACAAGCAGTTCTTGAATCTGACGACAAGGATGGCAAAAACCTTTACTTAAAAGGCATTGCTATCCAAGGCGGTATACGCAATGCTAATCAGCGTGTGTACCCAGTTGATGAGATTGAGCGTGCTGTTAAAACTCTTAATGACCAAATTCAAAATGGTTATAGTGTTCTCGGAGAAGTAGACCATCCAGATGATCTTAAAGTGAATTTGGACCGAGTAAGCCACATGATAACACAAATGTGGATGGAAGGTCCTAATGGATATGGTAAGATGAAAATTTTACCTACCCCAATGGGCAACTTAATTCGAACAATGCTTGAAAGCGGAGTAAAACTAGGTGTCAGTAGTAGAGGCAGCGGTAACGTTGATGATATGTCTGGCAAAGTATCCGATTTTGAAATTATTACAGTAGACGTAGTTGCACAGCCTAGTGCTCCTGGTGCGTATCCTACACCTGTGTATGAACATTTAATGAACACACGCAGAGGTTTGAGCGCAATTAAAGTAGCACATGAAGTACAAGAAGATCCAAAGGCCCAGAAATATTTGCAAGAAGCTCTTTTGCATGTTATTAAAGGTCTAAAATAAGCCCGAGGAGAAATAAATGTTGGACGCATTCAAACAATTAGTTGAGTCAGGTGTAATGACAGAAGAGACAAAATCAGTTGTCGAAGCTGCCTTTACTGCTAAGATTCAAGAAACACGCGACCAAGTTACCGCAGAGCTTCGTGAAGAATTCGCACAAAAATACAATCATGATAAAAGCATGATGGTAGAAGCGATCGACAAGATGTTAAGCGATAGATTGACCGCAGAAATGTCCGAGTTGCATGAAGATAAAAAAGCCCTAGCAGAAGCTAAGGTTGCTTATCAACAACGTATTGCAGAAGATTCTAAGAAATTAGAAGGTTTTGTTATCAAGCAATTAGGCAAAGAGTTAGTAGAGTTCCAAAGTGACCGTCAAAAAGTCTCTGAAAACTTTGCCAAGTTAGAGAACTTTGTTGTACACGCTCTAGCTAAAGAAATCAAAGAGTTTGCCGCTGACAAGCGCGACCTAGCTGAAACTAAAGTTAAACTAGTTCGTGAAGCACGTAGCAAATTTGATGAAATCAAATCCAGTTTTATTAAGCGTAGTGCTAAAGTAGTTGAAGCCGCAGTTACTAATAAATTAACATCTGAAATCAAGCAATTGAAAGAAGACGTTGAAAGTGCTCGCAACAACGATTTTGGTCGTCGTATATATGAAGCTTTTGCTCAGGAATTTAGTGCTAGTTTCTTAAATGAAAAATCTGAGACAAGTAAATTGTTAAAGATTATTTCTAAGAAAGAACAAGAACTTGCCGAAGCACAACAACAAATAGCAGAAAAACAAAATCTAGCTGAGTCTGTTAATCGTGAACTACGTGTTACTAAAGACTTAATGGAACGTAAAGCTGTTATGAGTGAAATGTTAGCACCTCTGGATGCTAGTAAGAGAGAAATCATGAAGGAACTATTGGAGTCTGTACAGACACCAAAACTTTCTAGTGCTTTCGAAAAATACCTACCCGCAGTAATGGATGGAGACCAAAAGATCACTAAGAAAGCTATGCTTGCAGAAGGCAAAGCTGTTACAGGTGATCGCGAAGTCAAGCCAGAGGTAGGCTTAGATAACATTTTAGATATCCGCAAGCTAGCGGCCTAAAATAATTTATATTCAAGGAGACGTAAATGTCACAATTATTAAATGAAAGATGGTCAGAGACCAAGGAAGCTCTACTTGAAGGCCTACAGGGTAACCGTCGTGCTGCCATGGCAGTATGCTTAGAGAATACTCGTCGTAGCTTGACAGAGAGCGCAACAGCTGGTGCCACAAGTGCTGGTAACGTAGCAACACTTAACCGTGTTATTCTACCAGTTATCCGTCGTGTTATGCCTACTGTTATTGCTAACGAGATCGTCGGTGTTCAACCAATGACAGGTCCAGTTGGTCAAATCCACACATTGCGTGTTCGTTATGCTGATTCTTCAACTGAAGTTACAGCAGGTGAAGAGGCATTGAGCCCATTCAAGATTGCTAGTGCTTATTCTGGTAACGACAGTTCACCAGCTAAAGCTTCTACTACAAGTGCTCTTGAGGGTACACCTGGTAAGCGTATGAGCATCCAAATCTTGAAGAGCCCAGTTGAAGCTAAGAGCCGCAAGCTATCAGCTCGTTGGACTTTTGAAGCTGCACAAGATGCACAAGCTCAACAAGGTATTGACATCGAAGCTGAAATCATGGCTGCTTTGGCACAAGAGATCACTGCTGAGATCGACCAAGAAATTCTAGGTTCATTGCGTAACCTAGGCAATGTTGAAGAAACATATGACCAATCATTGGTTTCTGGTACAGCTACATTCGTTGGTGATGAGCACGCCGCTCTAGCTATCCAAATGAATCGTGTTAGCAATTTGATTGCTCAAAGAACACGTCGTGGTGCTGGTAACTGGGCTGTTGTTTCTAACCAAGCATTGACAATTCTACAAAGTGCTACAACTTCTGCTTTTGCTCGCACAACAGAAGGTACATTCGAAGCTCCTACAAACACCAAGTTTGTTGGTACATTGAATGGCGCAATGAAGATTTATGTTGACGCTTATCTAAGCGACACAATCGACAACAACCAAGTATTGATTGGTTATAAAGGTGCTAGCGAGGCAGATGCTGCAGCGTTCTATTGCCCTTATATTCCTTTGATGAGTTCTGGTGTTGTTCTTGATCCAGCAACATTTGAGCCAGTAGTTGGCTTCCTAACACGTTACGGATATGTTGAGTTGTCAAACTCAGCAAGTTCACTAGGTAACGCTGC